TTGAAACAGTTACTCAAGTAGCAGAATATAAAGGCAAACTGCCTCCTAAAGATTTTGGAAACATGTTAGTAACAGTTGCAACAGAATGGAACAATGCTTTACTTGCAATTGAAAATGCAAATATTGGTTGGGCAGCTATACAACCTGCATTAGATAGAAACTATGAAAATTTATTTTATACATATAAAGATGATGGATACGTAGACGTCGACGTTCAATTGCAAAAAGGATATGACATGAAAGATAAATCTAAAATGGTTCCTGGAGTGTCGACAACAAGCAGAACAAGACCATTAATGATATCTGCATTAGAAATGTATATGCGTGAAAATACTCCTGTTATACGCAGTAAACGACTCATACAAGAGCTTTTTGTTTTTATATGGTTAAATGGAAAAGCACAATCACAAATTGGTTACAATGATGACCTTGTTATGAGTTTTTGTATTGGACTTTGGTTACGAGACACATCTTTAAAATTAAGGCAACAAGGAATTGATTTAAATAAACGAGCCTTATCAGGATTTCAGAAATCAGATAACATTATTTATACTGGAAAAAATAAACCTAAAAATTCAGGATGGGAATGGAATAATGGCAAAAATGATGAAGGTTTAAGCTGGTTATTGTAAAATTTACTTGGATCTTTAACAAGTTATATTTATTATAAAAGAAATACCATTATGGCATCTTTAAGAAAACGTTTACGAAATTTGTTTAGCACTAATGTAGTAGTGCGAGCTGTAGGCAAAAATAAACTTCGTGTAGTAGATACTAATAAATTACAATCAACAGGTAATTTAGCTTTTACTAAATTAGCAGACAGATATACCAGATTGCATGGGTCTAATAGACATCGTGTTGGTGGTATTCATGGAGGATATGATTCTAATTATTATATGCACCAAAATCGTATACAATTGTATACTGATTATGAAATGATGGACAAAGATCCAATTATTCATTCAGCATTAGATATCTATTCAGATGAGTCTACATTAGAAGATCAATTTGGTGATATATTAACTATCAAAACCAATGACAGCAAACTTCAAAAAGTACTATATAATTTATTTTATGACATATTAAATATTGACTTTAATATGTGGTCTTGGATTCGCAACGTAACAAAATATGGTGATTTCTTCTTGAAATTGGATATTGCAGACGAAATTGGAATTATCAACGCAAGACCATTGTCAAGCTATGAAATAGAGCGATATGAAGAATATGATGAAAAAACTGGTGAATATGAAATTAAATTTAAACATATTTCTAATTCAGAAGAGTGGTATGATGTTTTTGAAATAGCTCACTTTCGACTACTTTCAGATTCAAATTTTTTACCATATGGTCGTTCTATGCTTGAAGGAGCTAGACAAGAATTTCAAAAATTAACAATGCTTGAAGATGCAATGCTTATTCACAGAATAATGCGAGCACCAGAAAAGCGAATATTCAAAGTTGATATAGGAAACATACCTCCCAATGAAGTTGATACATTCATGGAGCAAATTATCAACAAAATGAAAAAAATTCCTCACGTTGATCAGAATACAGGAAATTATAATCTCAAGTTTAATCTTAACAATATGCTTGAAGATTATTTTTTACCTGTAAGAGGTGGACAGTCATCAACACAGATAGACACATTACCAGGAATGACTTGGACAGGTACTGATGATATTGAATATGTTAAAAATAAAATGATGGCTGCTCTTAAAATACCTAAACCATTTTTAGGTTATGATGAGGGTGTTGAAGGTAAAACTACATTAGCATCAATGGATATTAGATTTGCTAGAACCATAGAGCGAATCCAAAAAATTATAGTTTCAGAACTATATAAAATAGCAATAGTTCATTTAGCATCACAAGGTTATGAAGGTGAAGATTTAGTTAATTTTGACTTATCATTAACTGCTCCATCAATTATATACGATCAGCAAAAGGTTGCGTTAATGAACGAAAAAATAACTCTTGCTAATACTATGAAAGACAGTAAATTAGTGTCTGACAAGTATATATATGAGTTTATATTCAACATGACTGAAGAGCAATGGTTGCAAGAGAGAACCAATGTAGTAGAAGATTTAAAATTACGATTCCGACAAAATCAAATTGAACAAGAAGGAAATGATCCTACCATAACTGGTGTATCATATGGAACGCCACACGACTTAGCTTCACTTCATATGAGTTCAGACGAAGTTGAAGAAAAAGATCTAGGAGGTCGTCCAAAAGAAGGAATTAAATATGGTCAACATGCAAATGCATTTGGGTGGGATCCAACGGGTAAGAAAACTATAGATCAAGCATTTGATCCTGAAAATCAGAAAAATGCATTTCAGCCAGACGTGCGACAACGAAAAATGTCAATGACGTCAGAAGCACAAAATATTTCACAACATTTTACAAATAAAAAAAGTAAAAAAATTATAGCAGAAACTATGAATTCAGAATCTCGAGACATGGATTCTGGCACAATGTTGGATGAAAACAATATTTTATCGTCTTAACTATATTTATTAATAAAGAAAACTACTGGCTGCAGTATGAAAAAATTAAAACATTCAAAATACAAGAATACCGGAATACTTTTCGAGATGCTTGTTAGAAAGTTAACTTCAGAAACAATGTCTTCTGATAAAACTGTAACTATTGATATTATAAAAAAATATTTTGGTAAGAACACAGAGTTAGCAAAAGAACTTCAATTATATAATTCATTAATAAAAGAGCAACACAAAACTGAAGCACGTGCTTTAGATTTTATCAGAACTATCAGAGAATCATATAGTCGACTCAATCAAGGTTTATTGAAAAGACAACGATATAATTTGGTAAAAGAAATATCTGAAAATTTTGTGTTTGACCGTGTTTCTAAAATACACATAAACAACTACAAAGCGTTAGCTTCGATATACATGTTGTTTGAATATAAAGATTCTGATAATCCTAATCGATTAATGGAATGCAAGAATGCAGTATTAGAACACACATTGTTAACAGAAAAGAAAGCTCCAGCAAAGCCTACGCTTATTGAAGAATTTTCTAAACAAGAAAAAGACACAAGATTGTTGGCATATAAATTAATGATAGATAAATTTAACAATAAATATTCAGTGCTTTCAGAATCACAGAAACAATTGTTAAACAAATATATTACCAATGTTAATGACACAGAAGCATTGCGTGAATATGTTAGCCAAGTTATTCCTACGTTGAAAACACGTTTAGCAGAGCACGCTAAACACATAACAGAAAAAGTAACTAAAATAAAAGTTGAACGACTTTCTGAAATGCTTTGCAACGTAGAAACAATGAAACGATTAAAAGAATCACATATAGTATCATTGATGCGTTATATGGATTTGATTGACGAATTAAATAGGGTACACAAATGAAATCATTCTTAAAACAAATAAACGAAAGCTTTCAAGCGCTTGACGAAAAAGCAGCAAAACCAGATTTTTTAGATTTAGATAAAGATGGCGATACAGAAGAACCAATGAAAAAAGCTGCAAAAGAAAAAAATGAAGCAGTAGATCAAGATAAAGATGGTGATAATGATTTTGATGATGTTAAGATTGCAAGAATGATGGCATCGGGTATGTCAAAAGAAGATGCACTTAAAAAAGTTCGAGAAGAAAAAGAATTAGAAGAAATATCAGTAACTGGTGGTTTAGATGGAGGTGCAGGACCGCCCCGTACTCCATATGCATTTTCTAAAAAAGAAAAAAAGAAAATGAAATACCCAGGTGTTGCAGAAGCAATGGATCGCAAGTATGAACAACTTATAGAAGGATATAAGCAATTTGCATTAGGAGAAAAAAATTCTAGTCCATCAAAAACTGTTAATAGTGCTATACGTGAAGTAGCTAAACAATTAAAATCAATTGAAGAAACTGTTAAGTATACAAGCAGATTAAAAACAGAATCTGGAATATCACATTCTGGTTTTAGTAGTGGGACGCATAATGCATTAAGAAAAATATCAGAACGATTAGTTAAAATATCAGAGCGTGTTAGATCATTAGGGGAGTAAGATGTCAAAATTATTAGTAGAATATATGCCGTTTAGACCCATAGGTTCAATAAATGAATCTCATGGCGCTAAATATGGTGTTCCAGGTGGATTCATAGTTCAAGGAGTTTTGCAAAGAGCAGGAGCTAAAAATCAAAACGGAAGAGTATATCCTAAAAATATTTTGATGCGTGAATGTCAAAAGTATCAACGTGAATATATTGATCAAAACAGAGCATTAGGAGAATTAGATCATCCAGAGTCAAGTGTAGTTAATTTGAACAATGTGTCTCATAACGTATTAAAAATATGGTGGGATGGTGATGATTTAAAAGGCACTGTTCAAGTTTTAGACACGCCGTCTGGTAAAATATTGAAAGCATTGTTTAAAGAAGGTATTACATTAGGAATATCTAGTAGAGGCTTAGGCAGTGTAAAACAACTTCAAAGAGAAGGCACAGTAGAAGTTCAAGATGATTTTGAATTGATTTGTTGGGACTTTGTTTCTAACCCATCAACCCATGGAGCATTTATGGGACGATTAAAAGAATCAGTACAAAAAGAAACAACAAATAAATACAATAAAGTTAATAACCTAATCACATCAATATTGTGTGAAGATGGTAAATGTAGGGTATAATATGAAATTTAAAAACAGAAATTTAGAAGCATTACACAGAATATTAAACGAAGACATCACTGAAAAACAAACAGTGTTTTCAGAAGGCCCTGCTCCATTAACTGCAGAACAAAAACGAGCTTTTTCAGAAGCAGTAAAAACATTTTCACAAATGGGCGAGTCTGTATATGGTAACGGACAATTAAAAGAAATAGTAGAACGTATTTCTAGCATTGTAGAAACTGCTTCACAACTTGTTACCGAAAAAGAAGATTTAGTAGATAGTGTATCTGCAAGTCGTCACATGAAACATGTAGGGGGAGCTTTAAAAGAATTTCAAAAATCTGCAAACGAAGTAATAATTCACGAACGCAGAATGGAAGCGGCATTTGAAGATATTGCAGAAGGCATACAAAAATATTTCGATATAGGTTAATTTGGAGTTTTGAATATTTATTTATATAATATAAAAGTATGATAATGAGCAAATTTAAAAAGATGTATCGAGACTTTTTTGGATTACAAGAACAAAATTCAAATATTCCAGATGCTGAAAAAATTAAAGCATCTACAGCTGCTATGGTCGATCTTAATAAGGAGCTTGATAAAGCAGCATCAACAATGAAAACAGAATCAGATTTAGAAGAAGCTCAACTTATTAATAATTTATCAGACTATAACGGTCATGTAACATATAAATTGCGTGATCCACAAGAAGCTAGTGCCGTAGCTAAAGAAATTCAAAGATGGACTACTAAAAAAGGATTCACAATAATAGCTCATAAAAAATTTAATAAAGGCCGTAACGGATACTTTTATTTTAGATTAGGAGAAGATCCAGGATCTGAATCACAAAAGATTCAAGGATATTTTGCACAACTACCAGAGCTAAGCAAATTTGCATTTAAAAAACCAAGTAGTAATCGTCCTAGAAAACGTCCAAGCAGAAAATTTTAAAACAAGTTATATGAGTAGAAAACACAAACAACACAAAAGTGTCGTTCCTGGCACACCCACAGCAATTGCAGTAGTAGACAATGATATTTCTTTTGCGTTAAGAATGTTTAAAAGAAAAATAAAACAAATTGGAATTTTAGATACACTCAAAGAAAATCGCACATTTACTAAACCAAGCGTAAAACGCAGAGCTCAACTAATAAAAGCCAAATACGGTCAAAAAGTCAGAGACAGAGAACGTTTTCAATAATAAATAATATATTTTTTTTAAGTCCTAGCAGAAATGTTAGGGCTTTTTTACTGTTTTTTACGTAGCGACATATTTATTAAGGAAATACGCTATCTCTATATAGTGTCTATAAAAATAATATTCTATTAAGATTTCAAATAATCTTATTTCCAAAAACAAATTTAAGGAGAAAAACAAATGGCAAAATCAGATTTGCTTAAAGAAGCGATTGCGGACGCTAAAGCTGTTAAAGAAACTGCATTAGCAAATGCGAAGATTGCTCTTCAAGAAGCTTTTCAACCAAGAATCAAAAGCATGCTCGAAACAGAATTAATGAGTGAGTTAGAAGAAGACGAAATGGACATGGACATGGGTGATGAAATGGCTGACGACATGGCTGACGACATGGGTGATGAAATGGGCGATGAAATGGATGACGCAGGATTAAATGTAACTATTGATGATCCAGCAACACCAGAAAGTCCAGATTACGAAGGAGAAATTGCTCCAGCTGTAGCCGACGAAGAACCAATGGATGAACCAATGGATGAACCAATGGATGACATGGGTGCGGAAGATGACTTAGACCTCGAAGAAATTATCAGAGAGCTCGAAGAAGATCTTGACGAAGGTATGTATGAAGACGAAGACATGGAAAACGAAATGGTAACAGAAGAAGAAACTGTCGACGAAATGTATTCAGCTGACAAACGTGGAACTGACTATATTGGAGACCGTCCGGATAATTTCCGAGTTAATGAGTCGTCAATTGATGAACTTATCGAAGCAATCCTAGCAGAAGAAGAAGATGAAGAAAAGAAAGACGAAGAGATGAAAGAGGATAAACATAATCCAAAAGCAGCTCCATCTACTGATTCAAAAGGTAATGACTTAATGTCAGAACCAAAAGAGATGAAAAAATACGAAACAGAGCTTAAAGAAGCTTATGACACAGTAGCACATCTTAAATCAGTTATTAATGAAGTTAATCTTTTAAACGCAAAACTTCTTTACACAAACAAATTGTTCCGAAATTTTGATCTTAACGAAGATCAGAAAATGAAAGTAATTGAAAACTTTGACAGAGCGGGTAACACAAGAGAAGCTAAATTGGTATTTAGTACTTTAGCAGAATCTTTCCATAAGCCTACGGCAGGAAAGAAAATTGTTAAAGAATCAAAATCATTAGCATCTAAACCTGTTGCAACAACTGCTCCAAGCAAAGAGACAACACAAGTATTAACTGAAGGCTTTGAACAAGCCAACCGTTGGAAAAAACTAGCGGGTTTAATTTAAAAAGGGAAATAAAAAAATGAGCCTTAATTCATTATTACAAGATCCTAACGAATCTCAAAGAAGCGCAGCAAAAGCTCACGTTTCTAAATGGGAAAGAACGGGTCTTTTAGAAGGTCTTTCTAGTGAGACTGAAAAAGCCGGAATGGCACAATTGCTTGAAAACCAAGCAAGACAACTAGTAAAAGAATCATCTGCTACAGGTACTGCAGCTGGTTCTGAAGAATGGGCTGGTGTAGCACTTCCATTGGTAAGAAGAATCTTTGCTGAATTTGCAGCTAAAGAATTTGTTTCTGTACAACCAATGAACTTGCCATCAGGTCTAGTATTTTATTTAGACTTCAAATATGGTACAGCACGTCCAGGATTTGATGATGACAATGCTGATGTAGACGGTCATGTAAATCATCCATTTGGTGCAACTGAAGCAGCTGACTCTATGTTTGGTGTTACTAACACATCAGATGACCCATCAGGTGGTCTTTATGGTGCTGGTCGTTTTGGATATTCTATTCCAAATGTATCAACAGCATTAGCTACAACATCAGCTACTACAGGATCAGCAGGCGGACCAAATGCTCCTTCTAGTGCATCTTTGAACTTTGATTCAAACTTTACTTCAAAGTCAAATCAGTTCATGACATTAGAAGTTAATGTTCCAACTGACGCTGATAAACAAGCTGTTAGATCATTTACAATCAAGTCAGGTTCTGTAGCTACAGAGATTATTCCTTTACAGGCATTCTCAACTATTGACGCTAATTACACTGCATCTTTCGTTGTAACTGCATCACAAGCAGATTTTATTCAAAGAGCAATCAATGCTGGTACTACTAACGGATTAACGATAGAGTATAGCAAAGCGCCAACTGATACTACAAGAGGTGACTTCGAAGATAAGAATCCATTTAAAGGATCTGCTGCGAATACTGGTATCGATGATGGTACTGATATTGACATTCCAGAAGTTAACTTGGAACTTCAGTCTGAGCCAATCGTTGCTAAGACTCGTAAGTTAAAAGCTGTATGGACTCCTGAGTTCGCACAAGATCTTAATGCTTATCATTCAATTGATGCTGAAGCAGAATTAACTTCAATGTTATCTGAATATGTATCAATGGAAATTGATTTAGAGATTCTTGATATGTTGATATCAGCAGCTCCAACTACAGAGTTCTGGTCAGCAGTAAACAATGAAGTTTATAACACAACTACTACTGCGTTTGAGCAAACGACTGCAACTACAGGCGGGTTCTATAACACGCAAGGTGGATGGTTCCAAACTCTTGGTACTAAACTGCAAAAAGTTTCAAATAAAATTCATCAAAAAACATTGCGTGGTGGTGCTAACTTCTTAGTTACATCTCCAGCAGTTGCAACTATCCTTGAATCTATTCCTGGATTTGCTGCAGACACTGATGGAACTAAAATGGAATTTGCAGCAGGTGTACAGAAGATTGGTGCAATCAATAACAGATACACTGTTTACAAAAATCCATACATGAAAGAGAACATTATATTAATGGGCTTCAGAGGTGCTCAGTTCCTAGAAACAGGTGCGGTATTCTCTCCATATGTTCCTCTTATCATGACTCCATTAGTTTACGATCCAGTAAACTTCACACCAAGAAAAGGTGTCATGACACGTTACGCGAAGAAAGTGGTTCGTCCAGAATTCTACGGAAAAGTATACGTGAAAGGATTGGAGACTCTTTAATAGTTAAATAGTTAAACACTTTTTAATTTAAAGAATTAACAATTGAGTGGAAAGGGTAGCTTCGGCTACCCTTTTCTACTATTTTGATATTTATATAAAAAAAGAAATACTATGGCAGTACCAAGAACGAAATACGAAATGTTTGCAGACATACGGTATGACGGACGACTTGTAGATGTATTAGATCGAATAAGAGCAGTTCGTTTAGTTTTAATGGTTCACATTGAACAAGATTTAGGTCCAAACAAAGAGTTAATAAAAATAAAAATATTAACACCATATCCAGCAAATAAATCATTCGAAGCAATCAGGCGAATGTGTTTAGGTAAAATAGAAACACTTAAAGATTTGTCTTACAGAAGACCAACTCTCACAAAATTAAGCTAATAAAGGTTATAACATGGCAACATCAAATCGGGTCAAGACCCCTCCAAAAAACAGTATCAAATTTTCTATAACATTATCAGAAGAACAAAAACGAGCTAAAAGCAAAATACTAACAACACCTTTTAATTTTATACTAGGTAAAGCTGGATCTGGTAAAACATTGTTAGCAGTACAAGTAGCATTAGACAAATATTTTAAACGAGAAATTGATAAAATTATTATTACTCGACCAACTGTGTCTACAGAAGATAATGGATTTCTTCCTGGCTCGTTAGAAGAAAAAATGAGCGAATGGCTTGTTCCTATACGAAGCAATATGAGAAAAGTTTACAATAAGCCGGACTTGTTAGATAAAATGGAAAAAGAAGAAAACATAGAATTAGTAAGCCTTGCACATTTCAGAGGCCGAACTTTCGATCATTCTATATGCATTGTAGATGAATTTCAAAATTTAACTAAACAACAACTACAAATGGTTGTGAGTCGACTAGGCAAACACAGCACTATGATTTTATGTGGAGATAGATATCAAATTGACTTGAAATTTAGCAATGATTCAGCTATACATGAAGTGCCAAAAATAAAGGAATCTAAATATGTTAATGAAATAATCTTAACAGATAATCATAGGCATGAGTCATTAGAAGAAATTTTGAACCTCCTAAATGAAAAGTATTGATATTTATATTAAAGGATATTAATGGACTACTCAGAAAACAAACCAATTTGGCCCGGAAGCTCTTCATTTAGTGCAGGAAAAACACCATTTGGTTTTTTTGATGCTGACACGTCCTTTCAAAGCGAAGCAGATAGTTTTGCAAAATTTGCTGCAAATCATGTTGGTTATCCAATTATGGATGTTGAACTAATTGATATAAATTTTTACACAGCATTTGAAGCAGCGGTTATAGAATATTCTAATCAAGTAAATCAGATTAACATTGTTAACAATTTAATAAACACATTAGGAGTAGACACTGGTTCTAGTTTTTTAACTAATGATGGATTTACTGGAGCATTAGTAAAAGGTAATTTAAATTATATTTCGGAGTTATCAAAAGCATATGGAACTGAAGCAGATAGCGGAGGGGACGTTAAATGGTACACTGCCTCAATTGATGTACAAGACGGACAACAAACATATAGTATTAGAAAAGCAGTATCTGCATCATTAGGTGTTGAAGTTGAAAATACAGATGGAATTGAAATACGCAGAGTTCTTCACAATACTCCACCAGCTATTATTAGATATTTTGATCCATTTGTTGGAACTGGTTTAGGTTCACAGCAAATGTTAGATGCATTTGATTTTGGAGGATTTTCTCCTAGTGTAAATTTCATGATGATGCCGTTGCATATGGATTTGTTCCGCATACAAACTATTGAATTCAATGACAGAATACGTAAATCTGCATTTTCATTTGAAATACACGGAGATGATTTAAGAATATTTCCTGTACCGGGAACACAAGGAACTATATCAACACCATTTTATGATCGTGTTTGGTTTGAGTTCATGTATGAAAAAGATAAAAGAAATAGTGGTGTGTTATTTGGTAATACCGCACTTTTAAACGGAGTAGTTACTGACGCATCTAATATACCATACTCTTATCAAAAGTACGCTAACATTAATGATATGGGGCGTAGTTGGATATATAGATATGGTGCAGCCATTATCAAAGAAACATTGGGATATGTTAGAAGCAAATATTCAAATGTACCAATTCCAAATGGCGAGGTAACATTAAACGGCGGAGATTTAGTATCACAAGGGCAATCAGAAAAAGACGCGTTAATAACACAACTCAAAGAGTTTTTAGACAAGTTAACTAAAGAACAAATGTTAACAAGACAAAATGCAGAAGCAACACAACAAATGGAGATACTTGGAAAGGTTCCATTAAAAATATATGTAGGATAGGAGGTAAAATATGGCACTGTTTGGAGGACAACGAGATGCTAAATTTTTAGCTGCTATAAATTCAGAATTGCTAAACGCAGTAATTGACACGGAAATTGAATTCTATAAACTAGTAGTAGAATCTTCTAATTCTAATATATATGGCGAGTCTGACAGTAAATCATATTATGATTCTATATTGATACCTTGTTTGATTACTAAAGACGATAAAAATTCTGCAATGGATGATTATGGTCATACATATACACGTTCTTCTAAATTTGCAATATCCAGAGACATATTAGTTAAAGCAGATTTTTATCCTGAAGTTGGAGACATTGTGTTTTGGGACAATGAATATTTTGAAGTAGACAACGTAGACGCAAATCAATATTTTGCAGGTAAGAATCCAGATACATGGCCTAACGGAGATAGTCATGGATATAGTGTTTCAATTGTAGTTGATGCTCATGCAACAAGACAAACACCGCAAGCTATTAAAGATATTAGATTTGGAGGCAATAATAATTCTCCAGCATATGGAGCTAAATAATGCCTAGACAAAACAGACAAAATATAGATCGTAAAACAAATAAACCTAATCCTAAACGCACAGAAGGAATATTTAATGATCCTTTATTGAATCGAGCAGAGCAAATACGTCGTGATGACGATGTAATACGAACAGTTAAACGCACTGTATTTGATATTGACTATGCAATCAAATGGTATATTGAAAATGAAATACAACCACAAATAACTTCGAATAAAAATTTAGTAGACGTTCCTGTAATATTTTCCAATGGCGAAAAATGGGACAATGTTAGACGATTAGGATATATTCGTGATGAAAAAGGAATGCTTCAATCTCCGTTAATCATGCTCAAACGCAATTCAATGCAAGAACGAGACAATGTAAGAACACTTGACGTTAACAGACCACAATCAGGAAATCAATTAATTTATCGAACTAAATACAATGAACGAAACAGATATCAAGATGAACTATTTCCTATACCTATAAATGAGCCACAACATTCACAAAAAATATATGTTGTAGATGTACCAAAATATGTTAACATAGAATATGACATGATGCTTTGGTGTGATTTTACTACGCAAATGAATGACTTAGTAGATCAAATAATACCATATGGTAGATTTGCTTGGGGCAACGAAGCAAATAAATTTGCTACTGCTATTGGAAGCGTAAGTTTTGAAACAGTAAACACAGTAGGAGAAGACAGATTGGTTAGAGCTACAATGCCACTAACAGTAATGGGCACGCTTCTTTCAGAACAAGAAACAAGAAAATCAACTTTAAGAAAAATGTATTCAGTAAAAAAAGTAGTGTTTCAAACTACAGTTGATGTTGATGAAAATATATTTAATACTACAACCGTGCCGCAACAGTTATTAGATTCATCTCAAACTATTGCTGGCGGAGGTAGTGTAACAGTTAATGGGGGAGGCACAAGCACAACTGTTGATAGCGATACAATGGCATACTTGGTTGGATTAGTAGACAAAACTGCTACATATGTTTCTGCTACAACTGTTACTGTTGCTGGAACTCCTAAAATTAATCCTAGCACATTGGGATTTGCATCTGTCAATGAATTCGACGTATACATAAATGGTCAATACATAGACAAAGCAGCATACACTTGGACACCAGACGAAAACACAACACAAACAATAGTATTCAATACTAGCACATTAGGCTATGATATTTTGAATACTGACACTGTTATTGTTAATGGGAGATGGGCATAATGGCAAGACAAATAAGACCTGGACAACTTCAAGAAAATGTGTTGTATAACATATCTGCAAGTTTTGCTGTATCAGCATCTCATGAAATTACACATGAAGTATCTTCTAGTTATGCAGAGTCAGCAAGTTTTGCCGAAACAGCATCTCACGCATTAAATACGACACCGCTGCCAGCCGGCATTGTATCAGCAAGTGCACAAATAACAGCCTTAGGCTTTGTAACAAGTAGTGCAACATCATCTTTTGTAACTAATTCTCAAACCAGTTCATTTGTAGTAAATTCCCAAACTGCTTCATTTGTAAATAACAGTGCAACATCATCATTTGTATTAAATTCACAAACAGCATCTTTTGCTATAACTGCTAGTGATGTAACATTTGCAGATATAACAGCATCAGGTAATGTTGATGTAAATGGAGATGTATTTGTCTCACGATACATCAGACATACGGGAGATTCTGATACGCATATTGAATTTTTAACAAATAAACTTCAACTCCATGCTGGTAACCTACCTTTTATTACTCTTGATAAAGATGCATCAACACCTTACCCTCTCACAATTAATAATGGTGGTAATAGAATTAATTTTAGAGTTCAGGATAAAGATTCTAATCTTCTTTTTAAAACTAATTCCGAAGAATTTTGGGCCGGACTATATTTTGCAGGTAATCGAAAATTAGTAACAAAAACAGATGGTATTGATATAACTGGATCTTTAACATTAAGCGGAAGTGGTCATATAACAGCATCTGGCAATATAAGCTCAAGTGGAACTATTGTAGCATCTAATTTAAGTGGAACAAATACTGGTGATCAAGATTTATCACCATACTTGTTATCTGCTAATACAGCATCATTTGTAATTAATTCACAGACAGGATCTTTTATAATCAATTCACAGACTGCTTCGATGTCAGTAGAAAGTGCCAGCTTTGCAGTAACAGCATCACATTTATTAAATAATCCTCCGGCATTTCCATTCACAGGAGATGCGATTATAACTGGATCGTTAACTGTTTCTGGAAGTC